TGCTATAGTTAATGTAGTTGCTAAGTTACCTGAGCCATCAAAGTCTCCTGTACCTGTAACATCTCCTGTAAATGATAAAGTTCTTGCTGTTGCAAGTGCCGAAGCTGTTGCTGCTAATGCAACTGCTATATCTGCAGTACCATCAAATGATGTACCACCAATAGTCCTAGCTGTTGCAAGTGCTGTTGCTGTTGCTGCGTTACCTGTTGTTGAACCTGAACTTCCACTAACATTACCTGTAACATTACCTGTAACATTACCTTCTAGGTTTGCTACAAGTGTTCCTGTTGTAACTGTTAAATCACCTGTGCTTGCACCTGTAAATGAACCAGTACCCATTAGGAACTTGTCTGCGCTTTCGTCCCAACCTATAAATGCGTTGTCTGAAGAACCTCTTTCAAGAACAAGACCCATATCATTTGCTGGTGTTCCTGATGTTCCTGTTCCTAACTCTATTAGTCTATCTGCTATTGTAGAGTTTGTAGTATCTAATGTTGTAGTTGTTCCGTTTACATCTAGGTTACCTGTAATAGTTACATTACCTGTTGCTGCTACATCTGCAAATGTAACATCATCTGATGTTGCTACTGCTTGTCCTATTGAAACTGCTGTGCCTGAAACAGAAACACCAGTTCCTGCTGTTAGCGTTGTAACATTAGCCGAACCATCAAATGATACACCATTTATTGTTCTTGCTGTTGCTAATGTTGTAGCTGTAGTTGCTAGACCAGGAGTTATATTAGCACTACCATCAAATGATGTGCCACCTATAGTCCTAGCTGTTTCTAATGCTGTTGCCGTAGCTGCGTTTCCTGTAGTATCTTGGTTAAGTGTTCCTACAGCGATTGTTGTTCCTGATATAGACAATCCTGTGCCTAAATCTAAAAATGCAGTTGCTCCTGCTGAGTCATCCCAAAATATTATCTGATCGTCATTAGGATCTGATAAGCTTTCTAAGCCTAAGTGTGATAGTGAGACTGTTGCGCTGCCGCTAGTTGCGCCTCCTGATAGTCCTGTGCCTGCTACGACTGCTGTAATATCCCCTGATTGTATCTCAGAATATTTTGCTAGCCTTATACCGCCTGCCGTTGAACCATCATGTACTCTAATTGTGTCTAGCGTAGTGTCAACGGATAATTCACCTACCGCACCTGTAAACGAGTTATTCTGGGTTGTTGTCCCTCGTCTTAATTGTACCTGTGTTGGCATTGTTTTCTCCTAATTAATATGTTCCGCCGTCTATGCTAGAACCGTCTGTTAAAGAACTAGCTGTTATAGTACCGGTTATTCTTGAACTTGCTATATTGCCGTCTATATTTGTGGCATCAGCCTTCATGACTTCATGCCCGCCTTGTGTACTCCCATCATGGACCCTAATAGAATTGTTAGTTGTATTTACCGAGAGCTCTCCAATAGAACCAGTGAACGCATCGTTCTGTGTTCCTGTGCCTCTCCTAAATTGTACTGTAACTGTTGACATCTATTACTCCTTATTAAACTGATGAATCCGACCCGAGATCAACTTCTTGTAATCTAAACTTAATTGCTGTGTTACAATCAAATGATTTGTCTAGTTGTTGTCCAAATGCGTCTGTTGACAGACTATCTGCTACACTACCATAATCGCCAGTAGGAAAAACTAAAGATTGATCTGCTTCTGAGAAGTTAGATACTTTAACAATATTATTGCTAGAGTCTCTTACATACAATATTTGATCTGCTGTATTAAGAGCTACCTCGCCTGCTACCAAATCACTGGTAGTAGGAGCATCACTTGCCGTTTCCGATTTCTTTAATTTTATTACTGTCGCCATTTAATTATTCCTCTGCTATTTTAGGATTAGGGATAAGAGGTCTAGGTCCATCCACTTTAGGATTATATCCTTTTGGTTTAGGCCCTCTAACAAATTCTGGTTGTTGGTCAACAAGGCTTTCAACCTCATTTAACTCTACCTTAGGTTCTGGTTGTTCCACCGGTGCTACAGAATATTCATTCTTTGGTGCCGGTTTAGTTGGAACTTCCTTCTTCTCCTGTTCTGCCAACCTCTCTTGTTCCCTTTTCTCTAAAAGACTAAGTCTAGTTTTAAGTAAAATGTTCTCTTGGGTCAAGTTATTTACTTGATTTGCCAAGTTGTTAATATATTCATTAATTAATTGTTCGTCCATTTCAAATTCCTATCTATTATTAATAAGTTCCACCATCAATACCGCCAAATTCAGGAGTACCACCCGAACCTGCTTGTAAGATCTGGCCTTCAGATCCTGCTGCTGTTACTTGTAGAGCGCCAGTTCCATTACCATAAAGGATACCTTTACTTGTGAATGTACCTACACCAGTACCACCGTCTGCTACTACTAAATCTGTGATACCAGTTATAGTACCGCCTGTAATAGTTGCTGAAGATGATTCAATGTTTGCTACTAAAGTGCCTACTGTATAACCTGTACCACCTGTATTAACAGTTGTGGTTGGTGCTGCTTGTAAGTCTTTAAATAACTTCCATTTACCAGAGTCATTAGCGTCTCTAAATAAACCACCGTATAAATCTGTAGAACCTGATGTGTCATACAAACCATATAGACCAATATCAACTGCGTCAGATGAATTGTTACCTGTTGCAAGTGAGATCAATGGATCTGCTACGGATAATGTTGTAGAATCTACAGTTGTTGTAGTTCCTGAAACTGTAAGGTTACCTGAAATTGTTACATTGTTAGGCATACCTACTGTTATTTTATTGTTAGAAACAGTTGTTTCTATTTCATTTGCTGTTCCTTCAATAGTTAATGTTTCGCCACCAGCCACAGTATCGTCTGATCCTGAGTCTGCTGCAATATTAAATGAAGTAGCAATAGTGCTTGTAGAAGCGCCTGTAATACGACCTTGTGCGTCAATAGTTAATACAGGAACCGCTGTAGTAGAACCATAAGATCCTGCTGTAACTGCTGTATTATCTAGTGTTGCTGTAATTGTTGTGCCTGAAGCTGCAGTTGTGATACCTGTACCACCTGCAATCGTTAAAGATTCTGAGTCTAGGTCAATGTCTATTGTACCAGAGTCACCAGCTGCGTCTAAATCGCTAGCTGTTACTTGAGCGTCAACATAGGCTTTTACAGATTGTTGAGTAGGAATAAGCGTTGCACTGTTAGAAGCCATATTGTCTTCGTCAACAAATGCTGTTGCTGTGATAGTACCATCTGATATAGATCCAAACTGTACTGTACCAGAAGCTGTAATACTTGTTGCTCCTGTAATAGCACCTGAATTTATACTTGCGGTGCCATCTGTAAGTGTTGAACCTGTAATAGTTGCACCATTAAAGTGTCCACTTCCATCTCTTTTGACTAATGTACTAGCTGTTGCTGAATTTGTAGCGTTGTCAATAAGATCGGTGTAGTACTTACCACCTAATTCTTGAATGACTTCGTTGCCACCTGAGTCAATGGATGAAATGTATAACTTAGCAGATGCCCCTGAGTTGGATCTATCCTCAGCATACGCCAATTCGCCTTCAACTAAATCAGAAGTAGCTGGGGCTGCTGAGCCTGTACTTCTTTTAATTTGAATTGTTGTTGCCATTTATTTTCTCCTAGTTAAATGTCTTTTAAATTATAATATAAAGCTTTATATTCTAAAATGTTCCACCGTCAATTGCAGTAATAGATGCCGCTACGGACGATGCCGGAGCTGCTTCCCATTTACCACTAGAACCATCATAAACTAGAGTATAACCATTTTGTTTTGCACTGGTATCTATACCGTCCAAATTGTCAATGGTTGTTGTAGTAGCCACCTGAGATTGTGTTGTTGTAGATGTTACAACCCTTGTGCTACCTAAAGTTGTAGAAACACTTATTGGATTGTTATTAGCATTTACATTAACTGCCATCTATATCTCCTTAAGCTCTTGTAACATTTGGTGTTACTGTTACTAACCCTTCTAATACTCTCAATGTTTCCGATGAAGAGGCTATCTCTATATCGTAAACATATCTTCCTGCTTTGAGTGCAGCCGTTTGTGCTGCAGTCAACGATATTGTAATCTTTCCTGTGTTATTAACCTTCGCTGTAGTAAAATCAGTAGCAGTTGTGGATTCATAACTCTTTCTCAGTTGTGAAGTTACCGTGTATGCTGTCAGATCTTTAGCTGTGGTGTCATCATTTGTTAAATTTAACTCCAAACTAAATGTTGTACCCTGATCTATTACTATATTGCTTATGGTTGCCATCAGTTAATCTCTAATTATCGTGTATAGTCTTATTTATAAATAAAAGTGATTACAATGAAAACTATTTTAACATTAAAATATGGTGACAAATATAGTGCAGATGATGTAAATTCTATCTACGAACATACAGAAGGCAAGTTTAATTATGTCTGTGTAACCGATGATCCTAAAGATTTACACCCTGATATAGGTATATTATATTTAGAACATGAACCAGATGGCAATATGGAGAAGCTAAAACTTTTCCAATTAAAAGATTTGGGTACTATATTGTACCTAGATTTAGATGTAAGAATACAAAAACCTATAGATCACTTGTTTGATTATTGTGTTGACAATCCTGTTATAGCATATACATGGTGGAAAGACAAAGGCGATAAAGAAATGCCTATAGATGACTTCCCATTTCATGCAACATTTCCCTTATCAAATTATAACTCTAGTATTATGTTATGGAAAGATGCTACTCATATATGGCATCACTATAATAAATACCCAGAAACATATGATATACAATACCCTAATGGAGATGATACATTTTTATACCATGAAGGATTTACATTTGAACATCTACCAAATGAAGAAGTTTATTCATACTTGTTCGCAGGTAGAAAATATAGGCCTGAATATACTGTATGTTTATTGAATGGCCAAGACAGATACCCGGAGATAGCAAAAGAATATGATGAATTTTGTATGCATCAAGTGGGGCACTAAATATGAACCACATTATGTAAACAACCTGTATCGTATGGTACAGGATAATTACAAGGACGACTTTACTTTCACATGTTTTACAGACGATCCTAAAGGATTAAAATGTGATACTAGAGAGATACCTGATATAGAACCTTTGCATCCTAAGTTTTGGTTTGGTAAGGAAAACTATTGTTGGGATAGATCTAAGTTTTTGGTATTCAACTCTCATAACTTTTTAGGCTATGATGGCAAATGGTGTTACATGGATTTAGATGTAATAATACAAAATGATATAACAGATCTATATGAGTTAGCACTTAAACCTAGAATAGTTCATGTTAAATGGGATAATTGGAAGAAAAGAATAAACGAAAGGCTGTTCATAGATATTAGAGGCACATTGTATAACTCTAGTGTAATGTGTTGGAATAAAGATCAATGTGAACATATATTCTGGGATGCAATGGACGAAGATCAACAAATATTTAGAACATTTTTTAAGGGTACAGATAACTATCACTTCTGGCGACAAAGAGATTTTTGGAATAACATTCCTTTTGAGTGGGTGTATAGTTACAATAGAGGTATGGTGCATCCAACAGATTTGGAGACACATAAATATAGAGAAGAACCTAAGTTTTGTTTGTTTAATGTAGACTCAAATCCAAGTCCAGGAAGGCCTAAACAAATAAAAATAGATGAATTAGATAATGAGGAACTTTTGAGATTATGGCATGGTAACAATAATAGCAAATCAGCTAGACAATAATTATAGCCAGGTACAGATAAATGCCTTATATACGCAGTGCAAGAAACTGATAGAAGATCCTTTTGAGTTCGTTGTCTTTGTACAAGATGATGAAATGGATCTGTTAATGTCAACCAAAAAGATGGAAGGCTACATAGAAGGAATAACATTTCATGTGCCTAAGTATGGATTGGATTGGTTGGAAATAGATATTATGAGATATACAAAGCCTAATAATAGCTCTTTGTTTATTACTCCAAATACTATTATAAACTCTATAGAGGACATAGACATTTATAAGGCCAACAAGCGTGTTCGACTCCAGGACGGTAATCTAGCATACTTTATTTTCCGAAACGATAAAGTGGAAAAAATTCTACAAGAGTGGGAAGAAAATGAAGATGAATTACTATATGAATATGACGCTTTCAATAATAAATTTCTTATAGAGGAAGGCTCTTTACCTTTCTTACAAGACAGCACTGCAACATATCCAGAATCTACTGATGAAAAAATTGTTGCTTTACCTTTTTGGTATGAAGACTTTACTAAAGAACAATTAGAATTAATGTATAACAAGGAAACAGATTTATATCCTTGGTTGCCTGAAAGAGTAGAAATAGATCCTGTAGATAATGAAAATAAATTATCATGTCAACTTATAGAGAAAGCATTTAATAAGGACTTTGTAATTAAGTCTAAATTAAAGAGAGTAAAAATAAAAAGTTTACATTCTGAGCCTACTGATAATGAGGAGTTGTTTGATATATGTTCAGAGTTCATAACAACATGGGGAGTAGGTGTAGACTTAGCAACAAATGGTTCCAACAATGATAGTATATGGTGGACTAATTTAGGATCATTGTTTAAGGATATAGGCAATATAACTTTCCTAATTAATACAGGCAATCCTTCTGAAACAGTTTTGAACAATGCCAAAGCAGCTATAAACACAGGGTGCAGAGTATTTTGGAACTACATACATACAAATCAGTTGGACACAGACATACAAAAGGCCAAGGAACTATCTAAAAAATATAATTTTACAGGTTTTATATACGATGATAATGTACCTGAGGAAAAGAAACCTATAAAGAAAAATGTAAAACCTGATATGCCAGACTATAAACTTATAGAATTAGAGACTCTACAGACACGAAAAAAAGATGACATATATAAAGAGAGAACAATAAAATTTTCTCCACATGTAAAGTGTGAAGGTAAAGTTAATAACTCATTTTATCTAAACGCTAAAGGTAATGTGTTTCCCTGTAAG